CGATAACGTCACCACTTAATGGTTTACGACCTATTGTTAATATAAAGTCATTCATGTGTACAGTCATAAACACTGTATCATTATCAATAAACAATCCAAATTGACTTAGACTAAAGTCAATATTTTGTATTTGATAATGCCCTCTAAGTTTATATATTTCTGGTTCGTATTTGCGATCTCGATTTTCTAAAAATAACAAATCTTGAATATTTGTTTCTTTTATTACATCATATATTGGTTGATCAGCAGTACCGTCATCCTGGATTTTAGGACCTAAATATTTATGAAAGTGAACATCTGTTCCTCCAACTTGAAACATCCTTGATATTTGGCGATCGATAAATCTATAATTGTTGCCTTTCTCGGGTTTGTAAAGTGAAAGTTTAGGCATGTATGTTCTCCTTAGATATTATCATATTTATCTTACAATAGAGCTACGAGCGTTACCATAGTAGGTGTATTTGTTATTGATAAATATCATTGTTGATGTTATTATTTGATGTCAAGGTAGTTAGGAATTTTCGTTCCGTGAACTACATTTTCATTACACAAAACGGAGCAACATTATGTCTGATGACACATCCTCATTAATAGAACGAAATAAAGTATTTGAATATGTTAGAACTCTTCTTGGTGAAGGTATGATTGACATAGATTTAGATCCAATTCATTACGAAATTGCATTAGATAGAGCATTAAATCGCTTTAGACAACGTAGTCCAAATGCCGTAGAAGAAAGCTATAGTTTTTTAGAATTAGTACAAGATCAAAATGATTACAGATTACCTGACGAAATTATAGAAGTACAGAGTGTATTTAGACGTGCAATTGGATCACGTACTGGTCTAGGCGCAGGTGGTACATTATTTGAACCATTTAACTTAGCATACACTAACACTTATTTAATGAGCGGTAGTATGATGGGTGGATTAGCAACATACGAATTATTTGCCGGTTACCAAAAATTAGTCGGTAAAATGTTTGGTAGCTACATTGAGTTTAAATGGAAACCGACTAGTCACGTATTAACTATTTTGCAACGTCCGTTTGCACAAGGTGAGCAGATTCTTATTAAATCGCATAACTTTCGACCTGACTTTGTATTGTTAACTGATATCTATGCTAAACAATGGCTGCGAGATTATACGCTTGCGAGTTGTAAAATTATGCTAGGTGAAGCACGTAGTTTATTTCAAAGTATTGCTGGACCAAGTGGCAGTATGTCATTAAACGGTAATGATATGAAATCTGCAGGTAAAGAAGAATTAGAAAAACTTGATAAAGAACTTGAAACACTAATATCTGGCGGAACTGGGTATTATTTCGTAGTAGGATAATTTGACATTTAACTAAAATGAGTGTATAATACTTATTTTAGGAGAATAATATGATTATCGGAATCGTAGGAAATATAGGCGAAGGTAAAGACACTGTTGCAGAATATTTAGTTAATCAACATAACTTTAAACGTGAAAGTTTTGCAGGTACATTAAAAGATGCAGTCGCTGCAGTTTTTGGGTGGGATAGGATATTACTTGAAGGACAAACTGCTGAATCAAGAGCATGGCGCGAAACAGTTGATCAATGGTGGGCCGATAGATTATCAATGTCAAACTTAACTCCTCGATATGTATTACAACAATGGGGCACAGAAGTTTGCAGAAAAAGTTTTCATGGTGATATTTGGATTGCTAGTTTAGAAAACAAATTACGAACTATAACAACTGATGTTGTTATTAGTGATTGTAGATTTCCAAATGAGTTTACTGCTATTAAAAATGCAGGCGGCATTATTATTCGGGTAACCAGAGGACTAGAACCAGAATGGCATCAATATGTTAACGGTGCAATAGCTGGTAATATTGATGATATTTTAATGTTACAACATTGTGGGATTCACGAAAGTGAGTGGGCATGGTACGGTTTATCTGTTGATCATATAATTGATAACAATTCTACAATTGACGAGTTATATGTTAAAGTAGCTAAAATAGTTAAGATATAATGGTATAAAATTGTAATTTCCTATAAATACAGTTAGAACTTGTATAAATGGAGATTATAATATGGCTCAACAACTTAGTTCACCAGGCGTGAGTGTAGAACTTTCAGACGAAAGTTTTTATACCTCAGCAGCCCCTGGCACTGTACCTTTAATTTTTGTTGCCACTGCAGCAAACAAATTAAACAGCGCCAAGACTGGAATTGCTCCAGGAACAACATCAACAAATAACGGAAAAGTATATTTACTTACCGGACAAAAAGATTTATTAGACACATTTGGTACACCTGTATTTAAAACTGATAGTAATAACAGTCCAGTACATGCTGGTGAACAAAATGAATATGGTTTACAAGCTGCTTATAGTTATTTAGGCATAAGCAACCGTGCATTTGTAGTTCGTGCAGATATTGATTTAGAACAAATTTCACCATCAGCAGCAGTACCTGCAGGAGTTCCTGAAAACGGCACATTTTGGTTAGATACAGCTACGTCACATTGGGGTTTATTTGAATGGGACTCGGATTCTGCATCAACTAAACTTGGACAAACGTTTTCAAATGTAGTACCGACTACAATCACTGATACTAAATTAGTAGTTGATTTTGCAGGCGGTGATTATAGACCAAAACCGAGTTACGGTGCGTCTGGTACTTATGCAGTAGTGCTAGTTTCTAGTCTTGCTACTATGTGGTTTAAATCACCACGTAATGGACAATGGGCACAACTTGGTTCGGTAGATTGGGTAAACAGTCGCCCAACCGTACAATGTGCAAACTCTGAATATAGCTTTACGTTAGTTGACACACCATCTGCAACTGAAGATGCTGATACTATTACAATTAATGCTGAATTATTTGAAGGATTTACTTCACTAGACGCGTTAGTTACTCTTATTACTACCCGTGATATTGATGGGGTTTCTGCATCGATCGTTAATAACAAATTAGAGTTATATTCAACCGGTGTTGATATTATTTTATCAGATGGTTCGCAAACTGCAACAAAACTTGGAGTTACGCTCGGTACATACAACGCACCTGCTTTAGCAATATCTGCACATACATTAATTCCACAATTTAAACGTAAAGATATTCCAACTTCAGTAACTGGTAAACCAACCGGATCTGTGTGGATTAAAACATCTGCAGTTAATCGAGGTGCTGACTGGATAGTTCAACGTTATAATACTGCAGCAAAATCATGGATTAGCGTAAAAGCACCTGTGCATAAAAATGGTGCAGCAGCATTAGCAGCTCTTGATCCAACCGGCGGCGGCATTAATTTAGCAGGCAATACATTATATGTTAAGTATAATGATGCTGAATTTGAAACACCGGCTGCTAACTTTAAGATTTATCGTCGTACCGATGTAACTGCTACTAACATTACATCAGCATTAATAAAATATGATACGTTTAATAGCGGTGGTTACTCATTTGATATTAGTGAAAGTGTTCCTGGTTCTGCAACTCTTGTTACAAGAACAGTAGATTTTACTATTCCTGCGTTACCATCACAATATGTTGAATCTGAAATAGTTACTGGTGTGATTGATCGTATTTTGTTTGCTATTAATGATTCACGAAATACTACTTCGTCAGTACATGCAGTACAAACAGGAAATCGAATTGTAATATCACATCGTCGTGGTGGTGACATTGAGTTTAATGATGGCGGCGGTACGCCACTATCAAAATTATTCTCGCCAACTACTACTGCTAATTTCTATCGTCATGCAAGTTTTGGAAATGGTGATCCATTGAACGCAGATAAGTATATTGCTACATTATGGACTGAATATTCAAATGATAGAATTCATTCGTTTATTACACCTAGCAATACCGTGTTAACAGGCGCAGCAGTTGATGGATTATTATGGTACGATCCTAAATTTGAAGAAGTTGACATTATGTATAATGATGGCACCAAATGGCGTGCATATCGTAACGTAGATCACGGTGGTGGTCCGGGTGCAACTGATGTTAATGGTCCGCTAGTTACTCCAACTAAACCGACTACACAAAGTGATGGTATTTCTCCATTAGTAGAAGGTGATTTGTGGATTGATATGTCAGACGTTGAAAATTATCCAGCATTGTACAAATATATTAACTTTACTAAAAAATGGGAAAAAGTTGATATTACTGATCA